GAATGCCACAGCCCGTCAGAACGCCCGTAGCGGCCCAAGCACCCATGCAGGCACCGCAAGCAGCCCAGCGGCCCCGTGGCCTTCTGGGTGGCTTCTTTGGGCCCGAGGGACGCGATGCCAGATCACGCCTCGCCATAGGGCTTGAGGGTTTGGCAATGAACCCCAACCAAGCGCTGATCGGGCAATTGCAGCAGGGCATTGAAAGCCGCGCAACGGCGGCGCAAACGAACGCGACGATTGAATGGCTGCGGTCGCGCGGGCATGATGATCTGGCCGCCGCTTTGGAAGCCGGTGCATCGCCGCAAGACGTGCTGGGCGAATCCATGCGCCGGATGCAGCCCGCGGATCCGTTGGCGGCGATCAACTTGCAAAAGGCGCAGTTGGAGTTGCAGAAGATGCAAGGCGCGCAAGGCGCGCAGCCCACGCTGACCGGCGACCAATTGAGCGCGCTGAACACCATCCGCGACGACGTGCGGGCCGAATTGGCCCCGTTTGATATCGTTAAACAGGGCTACAACAACATCACCACGTTTTACTCAAACCCGAGCGGGACGAGCGACTACGCGCTGGCAGTGGCGTTTGCCAAAATCCTTGACCCTGGATCTGTCGCCCGCGAAGGCGAAGTTTCTGCGGTGCAGAACGCGGGCGCGCGCATTCCGGCACTTGGCCAAGCGATGCGGAATGCCATCACCGGCGAAGGCGCGTTGACGCCAGAGGTTCGGCAGCAGATCGCCGAACTTGCCACGCAGATTTACTCTGAGCGGGCGGCATCGGCGCAGACGACTCTGCAAAGCTATGGGGAACTTGCCCGCCAAGCCGGGGTGCCAACCGAGTTTATTTACTCCGGGGAAATCCCAACTGCGCAAGCGGTTATCCCGGCCGTTGTTCCGCAGTCCGCCGCTGCGGTTGGCGTGACGCAACAGGACTGGGATTTGATGACGCAAGATGAGCGCAAAGCATTCATGGGGGCGCCGTAATGGCCGATATGACCGAAGCCCAACGCAAGGCTCTGGCCGCAGCACGCGCCCGCGCCACTGAGCAACAAGCGAAAGTTGAGGCGGCCCCGCGCGAAAGAATGCGTATGCTGGCGCAAGGGACAACGCTTGGCGGGGCGGACGAGGCAGAAGCGGCGGCCATCTCCGCCGCGACGGGCCGACCCTATGAGGACGTGCTGAATGAACTTCGCGGCCGCTTGAAAGCATATCAGGAAGCACGCCCGATTGAGTCGCTTTTGTATGAGGCTGGCGGCGCGGTGATCCCTGCCGTCGGTGCGGCATTGATGGCGCCGTTCACCGGCGGGGCGTCCACTGCTGCCGTTGCCCCCACGCTTGGGCGTCTGGCCGGTATGGCTGCGCTGGAAGGTGGCGCGTATGCGTTCGGGACTGGCGAGGGCGGCTTCGCAGAACGTGCATCCCGCGTGCCTGGTGGTGCCGCTACGGGGGCGATCGGCGGCGCGGTTCTCGGCGGGGCAACCCGTGCGGCCGGCGGCGCGATCAATGCGCTGACCGACGCGGCGCGGCGTATCGTTGGCGGGCGCGGGTCCAGCATCGTGGAAAACGAAATTCAGCGCCTTGCCCAGCAAACCGGCAAAACGGCTGACGAAATCGCTGGTGACATTCTGAACGGGCGCATTCTTGCGGAGAATGAAACCATTAAAGCCGCCGTGCGCGCCTATCGAGCCGGTGGCGGCGAGGCGTCAACCGTCATTTCCCAGGCCATGATCCCGCGCCCAGCGGCTACGCGCACGCAAGCAATGGATGAAATGCGGAAGTATCTTTCCGACATTGGGCAGCCCAGTGCAATTCAGGGCCAGCGCCGCGGAGAAGAAGCGGCAAAAGTGGCAGAGCGTGCGGCATACGCCCCATTTAAAACTGTTGATGCGCCCGAGGACGTATCGCGTGAGGTCCTTTCCGCGCTGGAAGTGGTGCCCGAGGCCATCACCGAGGTAAACAAGATGTTTCGCGGCTTGGTCGCGGTCACGCCGCCGGCCAGCGGAGTGGGCCCGGCCAACGTCACGTTCACCCGGCCTATCACACTTGACGAGGCCGAGCGCGTGCGGCGCGCTGTCAGTAATGCTGCGTCATCCGAATATCGCGGCGGCTTTGGCGGGGCTGGTGAAGCATTCTCAGAAGTTGAGCAGCGGTTGCGCGGCCTTCTGGATGTGGCGTCTCCTGAACTTGGCGCAGCCCGCGCTACGGCGGCAGGCGTTCGTGCGCAGCGTGATGCCTTTGAGGCAGGCCAAACAGCCCTTGCTGGAGACGTAAACGAGACGCTGTTCAACTTTTCCAAGATTACAGACCCAGAAAAGATTGATGCGTATCGTGCCGGCCTTATGGCGGCGCTGGAAGCCCGCGCGGCAACTGGGTCACGCCAAAGCATGATCAGAAATCTCACCAACGAGGAAACGAAAGAAGGCAAAATCCTGCGTGCTGTAATGCCCCAGGACGCGCTGGAGGACGTTCTGCGCCGCCTTGAAACGGCACGCGCATCGCAGGTGACGACCGATTACGTTTTGGGCGGCAGCCCAACGGCAGACACAATGATGGAAGCAGCGCGGCGCGGAAGCGGCCTTTCTTTCAGCGACGTAACCGGCGTCCTGTCCGGAAGCCCGGACGCGATGATCAATGTCGCGTCAAACCTTGCAGCGCGCTTCACTCGCGATCTTACCGATGCGGAGCGCGCCCGCGTGGCTCGCATCTTGGTTTCGGAAGATCCTGACCTTGTGCGCCGCGCGATCACCGACGAGGGCGCGATGGCTGCGCTGCAGCAGCGTGTCCAGCAATTGACCGCCGGGGCTACACGGGGGGCGGGTCGGGCTGGTGCAGTGACTGGCGCCGAGCCAGGTGCTACACTGTCGCAGCAGACAACTCGCGGCCTTCTGGCGCAATGAGGTAAAGATGAAACCGAAAAAGCTAACCCGCGACCAGATCCAGAACACGATCAAGAATGCCATCATGGAGGCGGTCAGCTTCGTCGAGGCCGAGATCGCGCCTGATCGCATCCGGGCCCAGAAATACTTTGACGGCCAGGTTGATTTGCCATCGGAAGACGGCCGATCGGCTGTTGTCGCCACGAAATGCCGGGACACCATTCGCGCGGTCAAGCCGTCGTTGATGCGGGTTTTCTTGCAGTCCGGTCGCCCGGTGGAGTTCATCCCGCGCAAGCCGCAGGCCGTGCAGGAAGCCGAGCAGAAGACAAACTACGCGGCCTATGTTTTTGAGCGCAACAACGGCTTTCAGATTTTGTCTGATGCCATCGACGATGCGCTGAAGAAGAAGGTTGGCATCTGGAAGGTTTACGTTGACGAGCCCGCCAGCATCGAAATCGATGAATACAGCGACCTGACCGAAGATCAGGTTCAATTGATCCGCATGGATTCCGAGATTGAAATCTTGGAAGAGGAAGTCACGCAGGAAGCCATCATCGACGAAATGGGCCTGACCATCATGCCCGCGATGTATGACCTGAAGATCGCCAAGGAAACCCGCAGCAAGGAAATCCGCATTGACGCGGTGGCTCCGGAAGACTTCTTTGTGGACCGGAACGCATCCGGCATTCAGGACGCCTACGTCTGCGGCCACAGCGCTGAGGCGCGCGTGGGCGATGTGGTGGCCATGGGCTTTGACTTTGAAGAAGTCTACGACATGGCCGGCACGACCGACGGCAGCGTTGACGAGGAAGAAGAACTTCAGCGCAAGGGGTGGGATGCCAGCGACACGGACGAAGACGCCAACGACCCGTCCATGCGCAAGATCACACTGACCGAAGCCTATATGAAGATGGACATTGAGGGCACGGGCATCCCCCGCCTTTACAAGTTCCTGTGCGGCGGCGGCAGCTATGAGATGCTTGACTACGAACTCTGCGACGAAATGCCGTTCGCCATTTTCGAAGTGGATCCCGAAGCGCACGCCTTCTTCGGCCGTTCGCTGGTGGAAATCATCATGGACGACCAGGACGCCGCCACAGCCCTGCTGCGTGGCCTGCTGGATAACATGTCCCTGATCAACAACCCGAGGATGGTCGTCAATTCTAAGCTCGTGAACATGGACGACGTGTTGAACAACGAGATCGGCGCGGTCATCCGCACGAGCGATGTCAGCGCCCTGCGCGAAATCACGATCGGCGGGATGGCGACCGGGCTGCTTCCGGCCATCACATACTATGACGAGGCCATCAGAGCGAAGACAGGCGTCTCTGGGGCGGGCATGGGGCTTGATGCCAACGTCCTGCAGTCTCAGACCGCGCAGGGCGTGAATGCCGCTGTGCAGGCCGCTAATCAAGTCTCAGAGCTTATTGCGCGTCACTTGGCCGAGGGCGGCTTCAAGCAGGCGTTCAAGATCATCGTCAGGCTGGCCAAGCAGCACATCGGCGGTCAAGAGATGATGCGCGTCAACGGCGAGTTTGTGCCCGTCGATCCGCGGTCGTGGTCTGCCGACGCTGATCTGATGGTGAACGTGGGCATCGGGACGAACAAGCACGAAGAAAAGGCGATGGTCCTGCGCGAAACGCTGCAGACGCAAATGGGTATCTGGCAGGCTTACGGGCCGCAGAATAACATCGTGAGCATGACCAACATCCGCAACACGCTGGCCGACATTCTGCGTCACGGCGGCCTGAACAACTCCGAGCGGTATTATCAGCCCATGAACCAGCAGATGGAACAAATGCTGATGATGCAGGCCGCCCAGGCGGCGCAGGGCCAGCAGCAGGCGCAACCTAGCGACCCGAACGCGGCATTCTTGCAGGCCGAGCAAATGAAAATGTCGGCGCGCGTTATGGCTGACCAGCAAAAGACGCAACTTGATTACCAGAAGGCGCTGATGCAGGACGATCGCGAGCGGGATAAGATGACGCAAGACCTCGCCATTGAGGCCGCCAAGATATTCGCAAACACCGGCGTGCGGCTGAACGAGCAGCAGATCAGGGCCCAACAGGCAATGACGCCGATGCCTATGGGGCAACCGATGATGCCGCAGCCGGGGATGATGCCGAATGCTTGACGTTCGACAGCGGGCTACCCAGGCGCGGCAGCTTGAGGGCTACGAGCCGTTCAAGGAAATCTGCGCCGAAATCCGCGAGGAAGCGGTGCAATTGTTTTTGA